CATAAAGGGTTTATTTATGAATCTATTTATAATTTTCAAACACTAGAAAAAAAAATATATTTTGTTGAAAACAGCGTGTTTCGAAGTATGCAGATTATAAATAAAATTATGATAATCAATCACTTGTTCAACTCTAACCGTAAACCACATACTAAAAGAGGGCAGTCCTGCAGACTACCCTCTTTCTTTTTTTATTGCTCGGACAGGCTTAACCCCAAAGAAAAACTCCCGTCACTTCCAATCAGCATTAGGGATCCCCGCACGGACCTTACTAGCGCTCTTGCCACTGGCATCTGCTAACCAACGAACAATATACAGGTAGGGATACAGATCGAGAACACACTACCCGGCGTACTATTTATAACTTTATTCCACTTCTGAGAAAGTATTTTCTGGTATTTTTATTAGAAAAAACGATGGAGTCCATCCATCAAACCCACCACCCATGTTAAAAAATGCTAGCTTTTTATGAGCAGTACGTTTATTAGTAGATTTGAATACACGATGACCAGTACTCTTCTCTATAATCGTATGTTCTTTATTCTTAGTCTCGATTGAGTAGCCACTCATATCTTCATTCCTCCAAAGTTAGGTTTAGTATCTCTAAATGTCATTTCATCCATCACAGGCGTATTATTACTATCATACAAGTCCTGTGCGTCTTGTTCGACATCAAACAACCTAAACTTTGTTAGATCAACACCAACTACAAACCTACGGTTCATCGAAGGGTCAGCATAACGATTCTTTAGCTGCTTAAACTGTACTTGACCAAGTTGATCCAACTCTTCAGATCTCATCAGAGCAATCATAAAGTCAGCTGTAGCTGGAAGACCAAATGACTCTGAAGTATTTGTAAGATCAACATCAGAATTACCATAACCATCACGGTTGAACTGAGATGATGTTACAAGTGCACAGTTAAATTCCATTGCAAGACCACGTACTTCTTCTGCAATACTTTTGACCAAGTTATAACTTGATGATGCAGCAGCTCCACGTACTCTTGAACTTGCACAGATGTTAAGGTAATCTAAGAATATCACGTCAGGTTTAAAGTTTTTCTTCTGTTCAAGCTCATTCAATAAATGTCTAAAGTGACCTGAGTGAACAGAACCAGTAGGATATTCTTTAATAACAAGTTTACCAGTGGTCTTGGTTTTGTATCGAGCCATTCGTTTCTCATAAACATCACGTGGGATCTCATTAACTTCGTCCATTGTAATATCCATGATGTTGGCATCAATACGACGACCAATTTCTTCTTCGGCCATCTCCATAGTAATATAGAGAACATTTTTACCATACATCAGATGATTAGCTGCCATGTGACATTTGAGTAATGATTTACCACCACCAGTAGTTGCAAGCAATACTGTCATTGATTTACGAGGTAAGCCACCCTTGGTAATCTTATTTAAGATATCAATATCAAATGGAATACGCTCTTCTTTTCTGTGGTAATGGTCGTAACGATCTTCAAAGTCGTTTAAGAAATCGTGACCAACACTTGAGTCAAAACTAATACCGAGACTATCAGCAAGTAGTTTTGGAATAGAACCCTTATCGTCCATTCCCTCTTCGCCATCGAGTATGAGAATAGATTTACGAATACTATTATACAAGTCTTTGTCTTGGCAGAACTTTTCGGTCTCGTCAAGTAAGAACTCTGGATTAGTTGAGTCGTCAACTTTGAGTTCAGTTAATAGATCTTGTATTTGAGTGTAAGTATCTTCGTTGAGATCTTTACGTTTCTCAAGCGAGAGTTTAAGAGCCTCTATAGTGGGAGGCTCTTTGTATTTCTCTACGTACTCGGTAACGGTATTGAAGATTTTACGATAAGACAAGTCATCAAAATAATCATCTTTCAGATAAGGAAAGACCTTGCGGCTATATTCCTCATTCAGTATCAGATTCGATAAGATCGTCTTCTCTATCATCTTCTTGTTTCTCCATTTCTAAAGTAGTTAACTTAAATTTCTTTTCAACGTAAGCGTTAAATCTTGGATCAGCGATTAGCCCTTCGAAGAATGGCTCATCTGCTTCAATATCTTTAAGTCTACGCTTTGGTTGTATAACTTCACCAGTGTCCATATCAACAAGATTGTACCAACCTTGGTTAGCTTTCGTTAAGTGACCAGATTCAAGAGCTAACTCAAATAGACTTGAGTACTTTTGAATACCTGTGTCATATAGTACTGTGAATGGTAGTTTAGCTTTTTCTTTAACATACCTAGACTTCTCAATATTAATTGTGAACTTAAACCCTGCAAGGTCAGTACCTTCTTTCTGTTGAGATTTAGATATAATAAAGATTTGATTGGCTGAATAGTAAATACCAGTACCACCTGAAACGATGTTCTTAGGGAACAGACCAATTTCTTTATAGGTATGGTTAACAGCAATCATTGGAATATCTTTACCGGTAAGCTTTGGTGTAACGATTCTGAATAGTGACTTGAGCTGTTTTGCACGAGTCATATCAGCAACTGATTTCTCATTCATCGCGTCTTCAACTTCTTTACGTGAAGCCAAGTTACCGATTGAGTCGATCATAATAAAGACTTTATCACCCTTTTCAATCTCGTCCAATCTCTTAGTAGCATCAAACTTAAGTTGCTCTACGTCTTCGATTGGTACGTGAATTACACGGTCAGTATCAATGTTGTAACTTTCTAAGTATTCTGGAGTAATACCATACTCTGAATCATATAGAATTGCAACACCGTCTGGATATTTTTGTAAGTAAGCTTTCATGCAATAGAGGCCAAGTAGAGTTTTAAAACTCTTAGATTCACCTGCAACCACAGTCAAGCCAGGAAGTAAACCACCAGTAAGTGACCCGCAGAAAGCGATATTCACAATTGGTAGTTCAGTTTGAATAGGATCTTTCGTATTAAAGAAGGACGATTTAGATAGGACAGTCGATCCTTTGACTGACCCCGCCTTCAACATTTTGTCAAGTAGACTCATAATTTATTCTCCAGTTAGAATCTGATGTAGTTTATCTGCAAAAGAGTCAAGCTTCTCATAACGATTTGGCCAGTAAATGTAATCTTTTTCTGGGTTCGCTTTAAGATTATTTAACAATGGAATGATTGCCTCATACATGATTTGAGCTCTAGCTGACGCGTCTTCAGCGGATGCTGATGCTTGTTCTGCTTGGGCTTTCGTTTCTTGTACGACTGATAACTCATCTTCGGTCATGGCTGTAAAGCCAAAATCAAAGTTAGTCATGTCGATTGTTGATTTAGTTGACATACTTTCTCCTGTAAATGTGGGGCCCTTGCGGACCCCAACTTAGATTAGTTTCGAGCAAGATCTTTAAAGATTGCAAGATCATCGTCGTCATCATCTACTGAAGATGCATTAGTTTCTGCCACATCAGGTGTGCTTGGAGCTGCTTCACGAATTGAGCTTGAAATATCAAGATCATCGTTTTCCGTAGTAGTAGTCTCATACGGACTTGGAGCTGCCACTTCAGCGGTCTCAGATGCAAGGTCAAGTACTCGGAAGAGCTTGGTCTTTAATTCATCGTAAGACTTAAAGTTGGAAGGTTCTACAAGTTGTTGTAAGGAATGCTGTTGATTCCAAACACCTTCCATAGCGTCATCATCATCTAAAAGTGGAGTCGGTGCATCGAACTCAGACTTATCGTAGTTTGGGTAACCTTCGAACTGACGAATTTTAAGCCTGAAATTGGCGCCTTCCCACAAATCAAAAGGATTTACTGGATCTTCATCTTCAAAGGTAGGATTCATTTGATCGTTTAACTTATCAAAAATCTTCTTACCGAATGAGTACATAAAGACTTTACCTTCGTTTTCTGGATTTGATGGGTCTTTGACAACATAGATATTTGAAGTATACTTCAATCTACGTTTCTGTTTACGAGCTTGGTCTTTATCAGCCTCAACACCAGAATTCCACAACTTGGAGTTGTATTCAGATACTGGGTCGTCTTGATTGATTGTAGTCAAGCTGTTTTCAATATACCATAGACCTGTTGGGCCTTGGAATCCATGATCCCATACTCTTACGAAAGGCATTTCTTCACCTTCGGGAGCTGGTAGGAAACGAATAATCGCAAAGCCGTTACCAGCTTTATCTCTTGTTGGTTTCCAGAATTTCCCTGCATTAGGGTCTTGGTATGATTTTGATGAAATCTTATCGAGCTGTGCGTTTAGCGCGTCGAGAGACTTCGAACGATTCTTCTTAAGCGAAGCAAAGTTAGTAGGTGCCATAATAGTTTTCTCCTTTAAATATAGCGTTATATAGCGTAGTATTACAATTGGAAGTAGCCACGTATAGTGTCCTTAAACTTCCGCTCATCATATAACAAGAAAGGTTTATACTTTCTTGATAGTCTTATTATATCACGTGAGATTATTTTGTCAACTACTTTTTCATTCCAATAGTCAAAAATATTGGCAGTATGAGTTAGAATGGTGAAGGTCTCTAGTGAGATCTTCTTCTGACTATACTGAGTCATAATGTAAGGATGTTGACCATCCCGTGATATAAAGTTTTGCTGATAGTCTTCGTGAAGATGTTTCAGCTCGGATTTAAAAGTATAAGTCAATGACTCAATCTTTTTCCTCCAGTCGTTATATCTGTGTTCGGCCTCGCTGTCAAGCAATTGCCTTATCCAGATATTCGGATTATTTATAAAATTTGCAAGCATAAAATTGACTGGATCTTCTTTTTTTGATAATTTTAAAAAGAAGTATGCATCGTTTCTTGTACGAAACTTGTCAATAGATGCTCTGATCTTTCCGTTGTACTTTACGTAGTCATAGGCATCAGAAGTAAAATGTTTTTTCAGTGCCAAGTACTTTACGTACGTTTCAAATCCTTCATCATTTATCATTACATAGGTCGTCTAGATTTGCTTTTTCTTCGTCAACTTTTACCATCTTCAAGCCGATGGCTTCTGTTCTGATCTTCTCTCGAAGTATCGAACTCTTTTTTACAATTTGTGCAATGGTTTCTATTTCTAAATTATTCTTCTCTGCGAAATCTACTAGAGCGTCGATATAAGGCACGCCCCGTGATAATTGTCTTGAGATTTCATGGTGTATCTTGTCTGGCGTTAGTGCGACAACTGCCATGGTTGAATCTCCCGTTTTCTTTTTTGTCATAATATCCTATTATTATATACCATGTTGAGCTGTTTGTCAACAGTTATTTTGGTATAAAGAGTATAAAAATGGGCTCAATATTACTACTGAACCCTATTATTATAACACGTTTTCACGTGTTTGTCAACAGTTATTTTACTTTTGTTCTACGAAAGCGTATAACTCAGCAGCAACTGAAATAACATCTGCAGCTTTTAATTGTCTAGCAGGTACTGTTTTTGTTGCTTCTGGATTGTTGTGATTGAAATCTGATACAGAATTGATTTTTCTGTCTAGATTACGTTCTAGCAAGTCTTGAGCTTGTACTAGTAGGTTTGCGCGGATTTCATATCCTGATTTTGTTTCTGACATATCGTTCTCCTTGTGTGTATGTGTCATTATAAAAAGTGGGGCCGAAGCCCCACTAGTTTATTTATTATAACACAAAGAGTTACAAATGTCAACCGTTTATACGATAAAAAGCTTTTCTTCTTCGCAAAGCACTGGATCAAGGATAAACTCTTCAAAAGTGCACAACTCGACATGATGTTGTACTAAAGGAAAGTTTCCATATCCATAGCCTGGGTATTGAAACGGTGTGTAAAGGTCTGGCCAAATTACTGGTGAAAGAAATCCGACCATACTCATAACGAAAAAAGTAATAGCAAGAAATCCATAACAAAGATTCTTGATAGTCATCTTATACCTCTGATGGGTCCTTAGTCAAATCAACGATATAACCCTTTGCTTCCCATTGCTCTAATGTTCGGCATCGTGTCTTGCGCAGAGTCAAGCCATTAATTCCTGTTGTTTTAATTCGTGCACAGTATAGACCTTCTTCGTTCAAACGTGCTACATAATCTTCGGGTCCAGTAGACGCAAAAGACGCTGCTGTTGTCATTAATGCTGCTGATGCAAGGCACGCAGCCACAATAAACTTATCCATGTTTTCTAAATCCTTTTTGGTTGTGTGTGGGGGTAGTGTTACCTAACGTAACAGTATTATATATTAATAAAAGGTCAGTTTTTATATTAAAGTTTTGTTAAGGTTTAGTATAACGTTCGGAAATACTTAGACAAAAGTTATACTTCCTCAAATAAAACATTCTCTACATATTGGTCTTTAATTTCTTCTGGAATCCCCATTGCAAGGATTGAACTGTGCAACATTTTATTCATTTTCTGATTGATACAATACTTGTTTTGAGCGTCAAGTGTATTGATTTCTGTATTGTTTGTAAACACTCTAGGTAAATTTTCTAGATAGAATTCCTGTAGCCTGATCGCTGTTTCGCATAATTGGTCAAGTTCTTCTCCAACCTTAACAGTACCAGCTGCCATCATATCAGAAGAAAATATCTCTTGAGCCCAGGGTGGTAACTCACGTTCACGTTTCCAACTTAAGTCTTTAACTGTTTCGTGGAAATATGTTTGATAAAGATTTGTACATACACCATCATGTATTTTACTATAGTCACAAAATACACCACTGACTTTGGTAGGAGTGGAAACTATATCTAATCCAAATAAAGGTAGGTCACAATTGAACTCTGGAAAAACATTGATATGCATAAGCCACATCTTATTTTTACCGACAGGTTCGATTGTTTTGAGATGAGCTTTACGAATATGATCAGACTTCCAAAAATAATCTTCCCAACCAGGTAAATCATNNATCATCTGCGTGTTGGTGCTTATCTTCTTCGTAAGGATCTAGGTGTTTTGTAAAATTAGTCCGCAGCTGGACAGCTAACTTTCTTAGTCTGTCGAATAATTCTGATTCGATCATGACTCGTAATCTGTGTTGCTCAATTCAGCTAATATTGTATCGCTACTATCGTAATCTTGCGGATTCTCATGATACATTTCTATCAGTTCGTGGAACATACGTTCTGCAAATTCAAAACAATTTTTTGCTTCATCTGCCATATCATCGTGTAATAATTCACGTACACCTTGTATCAGTGCTCTACGATCTTCGAACTCATACATTTGGCCAGAACCTGGAATGTTCCTTTTAATAATTTGACCACCGTGTGCATCGCCAAAATGACGTACATACAAGTGAGCCAAGAGACCTTCTGTATCATTCTTTTCAGATAATATGTTGATATGTTTTTCGTATTCAACAACGCTTCTTAATGGTTCTTCAATCTCAGGTAAATCAAAAGTTGTTTCGAGTTCAACCAAATCTTCTTCAATTTGTGTTGACCTAAAGATTGCTTCAAGCTCCATTGGAACTTCAACTACACTTTCGAGTACTGAATAGTTTGCTAATTGAGCATGAAGGTATTGTTGATATAATCTTGGTGGGATATTACCACCCAAAAGCATATCTGCGAATTCTGTTCTTTCTGCGTTATCATGATGCTCTTTGGTTAGAGCTTTGAGATTATTTGACATTCTTCACTCCGTTTCATTATTTGTGTGTGCCGTACAATCATATTTATAAATAATAAACGAACTCACAGGAAAAATTAATGATAGAGTTAACCGATGCAGCAATACTTAAAGCGATTGAAAGAACAACGAATGAAGGCAGAGATACTATTCGTATTGGTGTCACTGCTGGCGGGTGTGTTGGTTTTGAGTATATCTTTAATTACGCTAGTTCAGTGGATCCAAGCGACACTGTTTTAGATTTTGGTAAATTTAAAATCGCAATAGATGAGATGTCTGTTCCATATTTGGAAGGCTCAACATTGGACCACATTAAGGAAGGATTAAATGAGAGTTTTAAGATCATTAATCCTAAAGAAGATAGCAGCTGTGGCTGCGGAGTATCAATAAATTTTAAGGTTTAGATATGATTATTGACGCTGTAATATTAGTTGCACTATTTGTACTACCATGCATTCTTGCAATGTTTCATTTATTAATAAATGGATCAGAAGGTACAAAAGGGATTTCAAAAGATCCTTATGTAACTAAAAGCGGTGTTCGTCGCACTGCGCAAAAAAGTAGATCAAACTATATTGTTTGATATCAAAGGAGAAATATATGTTAAATCTCGATTTAATCAAAGGTTATATTACCTTAGGAAAAGACTGGGTCGTTTCACGTTTAGGTGAAAGAACATCATTAGATGGCGGTGTATTAATTGCTGTCTGTGGTGGATACTTAGTTCTTGGTGGATTAATTGACTTAGTAGCATGGGGTGGATTACTCTATGGTGCTTGGACTTTATGGAAATCTGAGGGGTAAATAATGGCTGATACAGAGAATGACGTAAAAACAAGCGGACACCATCCAGCTGATACAAACGGAGACGGAAAAGTCTCTAAAGTAGAGCATGATATGTATCTCGAGTTTAAAAGAAAAGAACTTGAAGATGCTGATGCTATGCGAGACGCTCAGCGAAAAATGGCATGGTTCTCACTTTACGGAATGTTAGCATATCCTGTCTTAGTAATCGGATCAAACGTGATCGGTTATGAAAAGGCAGCTGATATCTTGGGTGATATGGCAGGAGTATATTTTATTGCTGTTGCTGGTATTGTTGCTGC